CCATTTCGGTTTGTAACTTTTTTTCTGCCATATTATAACATTTAGTGTTGCATATACATATATGAACAAATAAGAAGAGGCGCCAAAGGCGCCTCTTTCTTTTATATAGTTTATGGCAATTAGTATCTTAATAAACAGTAATCCATCGCAAGAGTTAAGTTGATAGTCTGTGCTGTGTTAGCGTTTGACCAATCAGCGTCTTGAAAATCTACAGATTTGATGAAGGATCCTTTTAATTCCCATTCTTCAACAACATCACCTACGGGTCCTAAGGAGCGAAATTTAACATCTTTTTTGTAGAAATCTTGGTAACCATCTCTACCAGTTACTGACTCGTGGTGAAGTCTAAACCAATTCATTACTGCTTGAGCACCTGATGGGTTAATAGGATCATACAATTCACATGTAACGTCTCCCCAAGAAACTCTACCTTTAAGTTTTCTTTGTAGGTTGATGTGATCTAAAGTAATTTCTTCAAACGAAGGTTTTGGTCTGTCAGCCTTTTTTACAAGGTAAGCAGGTATTCCTTCAATGTCGAAGTAAAATCTGTTTTTAGTTTTAGGCTCGTATGTTTTGTAGAACATACCAATGTCGCCTAACTGTTCATTCTTTAAAATTGCCATTTTATTTTATTTTAATGTTGTTGTTGTTAATACATATATTAATCTGTGAAAGAAGCACCAGTTGGTGTTAAAACAAAGTCAAGTACTACAAATTCCGCAGTTTTAGTAGGTTGTAAGAATACTTGTCCAACTAATTTGTTTTCATCTACAATGTCGGGTGTATTTAATTGCCCATCTGCTTTAATCTGGAAGGCATATAAACCCTGTCTTTGGACTAAACTTTCTAAATATGGAGTAGCTTGTCTTATAAAACGGTCTCTAGTTTGTTGTGTGTTTTGTTCAAAAACAAGTTTTCTAGAGAATCCACCAATTGTATCTTTAACATCTAATAATAATCTGCGAACGTTTACTCTATCGAGTGCGCTAGTACCTTGCTGTAAGGTCTTTTGGCCAAATACTACAATACCTTGTCCAGGGAATGTTGCTAATGGGTTAATTTTAGAAGTGTAAAGATTATCTCTTTGTGTTTTAGATAATTTCTTTTCAACTTTAATTACATTAGTAATTCCACCTCTAGTTAATCCAGCAGGTGCGAACCAGGGGGCAGCAATACTATCATTTTTAGCAAATACTCCAGGAATAACAACTGATGCGGGGCACCATACGTTTCTTCCTAATTCAGAGCTTTTAACCTGGGCCCATGGCCAATAAGTAGCTGCATAGTTAGAGTCGATTCCTTCAGCTTGTGTTTTAACATCAGCGAGTGCTCCAGCATACTTAACGGTATCTAATACAAATAAGCTATCACCTCTAAATGTTGTATTAGCAATAATAGTATCAATTGTTGAGCTGTGGTCTGTTTGGTTTAATCCTGGAGTTATTAATGTTTTAAACTTAAATTCTTCTTTATTTTTAAGAAGTGAAATTGCATGATCATAATCACTAGTTCCTAATCCTTGGATATTAGTACTACTAATAGAAGCACCAAATAATGGATCACCAGTAGTGTTTGAACCGGCACCACCCCCAAATTTACCTGTTTGGGCTGTTGGGAGTAATTGATCAAATGTATTATTAGAATCACTATTTACATTTCCATTAGGTAATAAATATTCATATGTAGGTGAGTTTACTGTTTTGACTCTTATAAATTGAGACTTATTAGGATATTCTCCTCTTAAATTATTTATTACGTTATTAGAATCTGAACTATCTTTTACGAAAAATTGATCTCCTATTTTTTGAGATATGTAATTTGGAGAAAGTGGATCTAATGAACAATTTGTAAATTGTTCGAGTACTAAAGGAGCATTTGTAGTATCATCACCCCTTCTAATTGAAAGAGTAAAAGTACCTGATTTTGAGTTTACATTACTAATTTCAAATCTAATATTATCTTTAGAGCCTGAATGCAAAGCACCCCCCGTATATTCGGGGCCTACACTATTAAGAAGGGCTCCTTTACCTAAAGTTTCTAAAACAAACGGTCCACCTGTAATACTAGCACCATTGTCTGTTATAGCACTACTAGAAGCTGGTTTCCAGTTAGTTGCTGTATTTACTACTCTAGTAATGAGGGCAGTAGATCCTCCATTTTGAAAATAATTTTTAGTTGCTAAACTAGTAAAATATTCAAAAGCATTAGATGCTGAGTTTAATGTGGTACCAAATATGTTTTTGTAATCATTATAATTAGTTACAAGGGTTGGTACTTCAATAGGACCCTTTACAGCGGGACCTATAATTGCAAGTCCTGAAGGATCAGTACCTGGCGAGATAAATGATCTATCTATCTCTTTTAGAAGTACACCGGGTGATACTATTGTTTCTGTTGCCATTTTTTGTTGTTTTTATTTTTATTAATCAGTAAAGCTTGCGCCTGTTGGGGTTAAGACAAAATCTAAAACTACAAATTCCGCAGTTTTAGTAGGTTGTAAGAATACTTGTCCAACTAATTTGTTTTCATCTATCACATCAGGTGTATTTAATTGACCATCCATTTTTATTTGGAAAGCATAAACACCTTGTCTTTGGACTAGACTTTCAAGGTATGGATTGCATTGTCTAATAAATCTATCCCTAGTTTGTTGTGTATTTTGTTCAAATACTAATTTATTAGCAAACCCACCAACTGTGTCTTTAACATCTAATAATAATCTGCGAACGTTTACTCTATCGAGTGCGCTAGAGGCTTGTTGGAGTGTTTTTTGACCAAATACTATTAAACCTGTATCTGGGAAAGTTGCAATTGGGTTTACTTTTGAAGTGTATAAGTCGTCCCTTTGTGTTTTAGAAAGTTTAGATTCAGCTTTAGTTACTAATCCCCCTAATTTACCCCGGGTTTCACCAGCAGGTGCGAACCAAGGAGCAGCAATACTATCATTTTTAGCAAATACTCCAGGAATAATAACTGATGCTGGGCACCATATGTTTTTATTTAATTCAGTACTTCTAACTTGAACCCAAGGCCAGTATGCAGCAGCATAACTAGTATCTAATTCTTCAGATTCATTTTTAACTGTAGCTCTAGTACTTCCATAGGGGACTAAATCTGCTACAAATAAGCTATCACCTCTTTCAGTTGTGTTAGAAATAATAGTATCAATTAAAGTTGAATGGTTTTCTTGGTTTATACCAGGGACAATTAATGTTTTGAACTTAAATTCTTCTTTATTTTTAAGAAGTGAAATTGCTTTAGTATAATCTGAAGATTTTAATCCTTGAAGAGCTCCATGACTATCACTACCTGCAGATGCAGACCCATATAAAGCTGTTGCTCCTGTTGGAGTGTTTAAGCCTGTACCATTTTGGAAGGATCCGGATTCAGCAATAGGTAATGAGTTTTCGTATGAAGTTAATGAAGCATCCTTAGCAACACTCCCATTAGGAGCTAAGTATTGATATGTTGGTAGGTTTACAGCACTAACTCTTACATATTTTGATTTATTTTCAAATTCACCTTCAATATTAACTACATATTCACTACCCTCTGCGGCTACCGTAAATGATTGGTCTCCTACCTTTTTAGCAATGTAATTTGGAGAAAGTGGATCTAATGAACAATTTGTAAATTGTTCGAGTACTAAAGGAGAACTTGTATTATCATCACCTCTTCTAATAGTGAGTGTAAAGGTACCTGCTTTTGAATTTATATTACTTACTTCCCAGCGAATATTTGTTTTAGCTCCTTCGGGTAACCCACCATTAGTAAAGGTACCTCCTGAAAGTACACCTTCTCTTATTGGGGTGGTTGTAATTGTTGTGGGTATACCAGCACCAATAGTAGTTGATATATCTCCTAACCCTGCTCCTGCGAAAGCTACTACACCAGTTGCTGTGTTAGTAACTGCTTTAGCAATTGCATTAGCATCAATACTAAATCCACCAGCACCTAAAGATTCAGAAACTAAAATAGAAGCTGTTAAGGCACTAATAGCCCCCGCTGTGGGGACACCTAAACTACCACCTCCTACTAAGTCTACTTTAATAATGGTTCCAGAACCTGTTTCCGCACTATCAAATGATGAACCAGAAAATACTAGTTTATAAGTAACACCACCTGAAACTATAGCAATATTTCTACTACTGTTTCCATCGCTTAAATCGAGTGAGGAAGTATTAATTGTAGTAAAATTAAAATTCAATTTATCAACCCCTGCTGAACCAGCATGAGTATTGTTTAAATCTGCACCTTTAGCTAAAGTTTCTAAAGTAAATGGTTGGGTACTACCTTTACCAGAAGATGATAAATGAGTGTTTGAGGATGCTCCCCAACCACTAGATCCAGAAACAACCCTTAGCACAAGAGCCGAAGCACCACCATTATCAAAATAGTTTTTTACTGCAAGGTTGGTAAAGTATTCATAGGCTCGTGAACCTGATTTAATAGTTGTACCAAAGATTTCTTTAAAATCATTATAGTTGGTTACGGACGTGGGGATTTCAATGGGGCCTTTTAAAGTAGGTCCAACAATTGCTAAGCCCGATGGATCTGTACCGGGTGTGATAAAAGATTTATCTGTTTCTTTTAAAAGTACACCGGGTGATACTATTGTTTCTGTTGCCATTTTTATCGTGTTGTGTTAATTATATACAAATATGGGGAACCCTATTGGGTCCCCCATAAATATAATAATATTTTACAAACCTAGTCAGTCTTCACTATCTACTGGAATAAATTCTCCTGTTTCTAAGTTAATTTGTCCTTGTCCATATTTAGTAGTTAAGGATGAAATAATTTCTGATTCTTTATTTCTAATTTCATCAAAATTAGATTCAAGTTGATCTTTTTTCTTATCAAGCGATAATTCTTCAAGGTATACTTGTCCCGCTTGGGTAACAATAGCATTGTACAATGATTGTACACCTTGGATTTCCTGGATTTCTTCAGGAGTAAATTTAATTGGGTCTGCCATAACTTTTATTTTTTAATGGTTTGCATATACGTATGTAGTAATTTTA